AAGTGGTATGCCAGCGTTCCTGCTGGTATTCGCTTCGACATTCACATGGTCAGCGGTACTCTGATTGCTGATCAGCGGATGAAGTTGGTCCGCATGGCCTTGGAAGGCGGTGCTGACTACATCCTGTTTCTCGACAGCGATATGCGGTTTCCGTCTGATGTAATTGTGTCTCTGATGCGGCATGATTTGGACATTGTCGCGGCAAACTATGCGACGCGCCGGTTACCTGTTAAGACTGTCGCGTTTAAAAATTTCCAGAAGTTACAGTATGTTACGTCTGACTCTTCAAAGACAGGGTTAGAAGAAGTTGATGCTGTCGGTATGGGCTGTATGCTGATTAAGGCAAACGTGTTCCGTAATATGGCAGAACCGTGGTTTCAGATTGGCTATTCGCCAGACTGGAAGGCGTATATCGGCGAGGACATGTACTTCTGCCGTGAAGCGCAAAAGGCAGGCTTCAAGGTCTACATTGACCATGATGTCTCGAAACAAGTAAGACATATCGGTGTGCTAGAGTTCATGCACGAACATGTTGATCTTTAAGGAGTTTCCGATGAAGGGTAAGTCGAAAGTCGCTAAGGTTATGGGTGAGTACAAGAAGGGTACGCTTCACGCTGGCGTTAATCCTAAAGGCCCGAAGAAAGCTCCATTAGCCAAGAGCCGCAAGCAGGCGATTGCTATCGCTCTTTCTGAAGCAGGCATGTCGAAAAAGAAGAAATGAACCACTTCTACGAAGAGATTCAGGGTTGGTTTAACTTCACCAAACCCTATCGCGAAGCAGTTCTGAGTGCTCCTAAAAGCGGTGCCGTGTTCGTTGAAATCGGCTGCTGGAAGGGGCGCTCTTCTGCATATCTTGGTGTCGAAATAGTAAACTCTGGCAAAGACATACAGTTGCATTGCGTCGATCACTGGAAAGGTTCAGACCAAGTCCATAAAGATGACCCGGAGCTGAAGTCGGTGTACTCAATCTTTAAAGCGAACATGAAGAAGATCGAGGGTCTTAAGATGACCACTATCCGGTCTGATAGTGCTTCTGCCGCGTCAAAGTTTGAGGACGAGTCAGTCGATTTTGTGTGGGTCGATGCGGGTCACGAATACGAAGAAGTGAAGGCTGATATCGAAGCGTGGATGCCTAAGCTGAAACGGGGCGGAGTCATGGGAGGTGACGATTACCCGTTCGATGGTGTATCTAAGGCTGTGAAAGAATTACTGCCCAAGCACGAGGTTGGCTCAGAGACCGGCTGGAAGTGGTGGCGCGTGAGAAAGGTTTAAGGCATGGCGATCTCAGGATATGACCCCGACAACATTCCCGTTAATGTTTCGACTCCCCGTGCCTATGACGATGATACGGGTATCCTGACACCGGGTATGCAAGACCAGCCGATGGACGAGGAAGAGTTTCGCTCTCGCGTTCGCCAGTCCATCGAAGACGCATCAATTTATATCGATACCTATATCGCCCCAGAGCGCGAAGCCGCGATGTCCTACTATCTGGGCAACGCTTTCGGTAACGAGGAAGAGGGCAGCTCGCAGGTCGTGCTCACAGAAGTGCGCGACACAGTTCTCGCGATGCTCCCATCGTTGCTCCGTATTTTTACCGGCGGCGATAAAGTTTTAGAGTTTGTTCCGAAGACGGCTGAAGACGTAGAAGCTGCCGAACAGCAGACCGATTTCATCAACTACATCTTCATGCAAGAGAACCCCGGTTTCCGCATTCTCCACGATGCGATGAAAGATGCGCTTATTCTGAAAGACGGCGTTCTGACTTGGTATAAGTTAGACGAAGAAACTGTTGAGGAATACAGCTACTCTGGTTTGTCGCAGGAAGAAGCTGCGATGATCGCGCAAGATCCGAGCGTTACTGTTCTTGAGTACACCGAAGAGCAGTCAATCATGCAGCGCGATAATGTGGTGACCATGACGCCTGACGTTATGATGATGCCACAGATGATCTCGATGCGGATTAAGCGCGTCATTCGCGAGCCTCGCTATGTGGTTGAGTGTATCCCAGTTGAGCAATTCATTATCGATAATCAGGCAAACAACATTAAAGATGCGTTGCTCGTTGGCCGTCGCAAACTGGCAACTGTGTCTGAGCTTGTGGCGATGGGTTACGACAAAGACCTGATCGAGATGAACGCTGGTTCAGGTGGGTTTGAGTTGAACATGGAAACGCTTGTGCGTAATCCTGCTGACCAAACATTCTTTGGAATTTCTAACGGTAACGACGAGTCAACAGATCGGGTTTACTACGTCGAAGCCTATATCCGCATCGATAAAGACGGTGACGGTATCGCAGAATTGCATAAGGTATGCACGGTCGGTAATGGCGGTTACATCGTCCACCAAGAGATCGTAACAGAAGCACCATTCGCTCTTCTGTCACCAGACCCAACACCGCACACGATTTTCGGTAAGTCGATTGCAGATCAAACGATGGACCTGCAACTGATCAAGTCGAGCATCATGCGTAACACGCTTGACTCATTGGCTCAGTCTATCCGACCTCGGACTCTTGCAGTTGAGGGCCAAGTCAACATGGATGACCTGCTCAACAACGAGATCGGTGCCATCATCCGTGCCCGTAATCCCGGTGCAGTTGTGCCGTTTGCGACACCGTTTGTGGGCCAACCTGCACTTGGCGTTATGGCCTATGTGGACGAGATTAAGACACAGCGCACAGGTCTTTCTCGTGCGTCTCAAGGCTTGGATGCAGAGGCTCTCCAAAGCACGACAAGCGCAGCGGTGCAGGCTCAGTTGTCCTCGTCGCAGGAGCGCATCGAAATGATCGCTCGCCTGTTTGCTGACGGTTTGAAGCAGTGCTTCCAAGGTCTTCTGCGTCTCGTTGTTCAGCATCAGGACAAGCCTAAGATTATCCGTTTGCGTAACAAGTTTGTTCCGATTGATCCGCGTGGCTGGACAGCCGATATGGATATGATCGTGAATATTGCTCTCGGACGTGGCTCAGATGAGCAACGGATGATGTTCTTGCAGCAGATTGCCGCGAAGCAGGAGCAGATTCTCCAGCAGTATGGACCGAATAACCCGATGGTATCGATCCAGCAGTATATCTCGACATTGAACCAAGTAACGCAGTTGGCTGGCTTCCAGAACCCGGCTCAGTTCTACTCTGAGCCATCTCCAGAGCAGGTACAGCAGTTCATGCAGTCTATGGCTCCTGAGAAGAAGCAAGACCCAGCAGAAATGCTTGCACAGGTTGAAGCAGAGAAGACCCGTGCCGATATTCTCATTGCTGCCGCGAAGCAGGAACTTGAGACCAAGAAGGCACAGGCAGACGCAGATCTTAAGCGTGACCAGTTGATCGCAGACGTGATGCTCAGAGCTGCCGAGATTCAGGCAAAGTATGGCTCACAGGTCGATGTTGCGACGATTAACGCTGAAGTGAACCGTCAGCGCGCAGAGATCGAAGCAATGTTCAATCTACAATCACAGCGTGAGCAGGCGATCTTACAGCAACCGGCACCACAGCCGATGATGCCACAGGGGATGATGTATGGTTGAGGAAGCGGATCTTCATAGAGCTGCGGTAGCGCTGAAAAACAGTATCACTACCAAGGCTTTGTTCGACGCTCTTAAGAAAAACTATACAGAGATGTGGATGTCATCAGATCCAGATGACTCCGAGGCAAGGGATGAGGCGTATTTAATGATACGTGCCATCGCGGATCTACAGGGGCAGATTGACACGATGGCATCAGCCCCAGATGTAGTCGCGTTTAACCGCCGCTTGAAGGGGCGATAATTTAGGAGTATTTACTAATGAGTTTAACCGAGCAGTCGCAGACCCGCGAAATCGGTATACCAGAAGCTGCAAACCGTATGGCGGCACTATTGGGAGGCGATGAGCCGAAACCCACGGCGCAGCAGGAAGCAGCTCCTGCCGAGGCACAAGAGGCCGAGGCGACGGCAGATGAGGTCGAAGAGACTCCAGTGCAAGATGAAGGTCACGCTGTAGAAGCGTCAGACGGCATTGAGGAGACCGAGTATGTCGGGGACCAAGAAGGTGGCACAGAAGAGAATCTGTCACCGGAATCGCTCGTAACCGTCAAGATCGACGGTCAGACGCAGCAGATCCCGTTGAAGGAAGCTCTGGAGGGTTACCAGCGACAGTCCGATTATTCGCGTAGAATGAACCAACTCCGCGAGGAGAAGGTCGCATTCGAGCAAGAATCTGAGGCAGTAAGAACGGAACGCCAGCAATACGCGACCCTGATCGAAGCGCTTGACTCACAACTGCAACAGTTGATGCCGCAAGAGCCAGATTGGGAACGGTTGCACCGGGAAGATCCGTTAAACTTTCCTCTGGTCGAAAAGCAATGGCGAGACTATCAGTCCCGCATGGTTGCGACGAAAGCCGAAAAGGAACGTCTCAGCTATTTGCAGCAGAAGGAAGAGCAAGATCGGTTGAAGACTATTGTGGACCAAGGTCGCCAGTATTTGGTGAAGCAGGTTCCGGAATGGAACGATGCCGATAAGTGGAACGAGGCACGGACACGTTTGAAGGAATACGGACAGAAAGTCGGTTATTCTGAAGACGAACTAGCCCAAGCCTATGATCCACGAGCTATTCTTGTTCTTGAGAAGGCAAGGAAGTACGACATGTTAATGGCTAAGAAACCCCAGCCTGATAAAAAGGAAGGTCCTAAGCCGTTGCGTTCAGGTACAGTTGCCTCTGCACCAAAGCAGCAGACCGAAGTTTCTCGCGCGAAAATGCGTCTCAGTAAAACTGGTAGCGTCGATGACGCTGCTAAACTCTTTGGTCTAATGGAAAGCAGGAGAAAATAATGGCTTCCGTAAGCAAAATTCAAACCTACCAAGCTGTAAACGAACAGCGCGAAGATCTCTCGAACATCATCTATGACATCAGCCCAACTTCGACCCCGTTCATGTCGAACGTAGGCCGCGACACGGCTGACAACACCTATTTCGAATGGCAGACCGATGCCCTCGCAGCAGCGAACGGCTCAAACGCCCTCGTCGAAGGTGCAGACGCTGGTAACACGGACTTCACCGATACTAACCGCGTTGCAAACTACACGCAGATCAGCGGTAAGGTCATTGCAGTTTCTGGTACGGCTCAGTCTGTCAATATGGCTGGTATGCGTACGCTCTTGGCCTACAATCAGGCTAAAGCTGCGAAGGAACTCAAGCGCGACATGGAAAAGATCCTCCTGTCGAACCAAGCTGCTTCTGCTGGTAACAGCTCAACAGCTCGTTACACCGCTGGCGTTCCTGCATGGTTGATCACGAACTCGATCACCAACGGAGCAACGAAGCCTACGCTCTCGTCTTCGCCTAACGGTTATCCAAACGCTGCATGGACGAACCTCTCGACAGCGACGGACGTTGCTTTCACTGAAACCATGCTCAAGACGGCAATTCAGAACGTCTGGGCAGAAGGCGGCGAAGCAAAGATCCTTATGACGGGTCCGTACAACAAGACGGTTGCTTCTGGCTTTGCAGGTATCGCTCAACAGCGCATCACCTACAATCAGGTTCAGCCTGCTGGCATCATCGCTACCGCTGACGTGTATCTCAGTGATTTCGGTGAAGTTTCAATGGTTCCGAACCGCTTTGCTGATGAGCGCTTCGCACTCGTTCTCGACCCAGAATACGCATCTGTTGCATATCTCCGTCCTTTCGAGACAATCGACATCGCCCAGACCGGCGACTCGATGAAGAAAGAACTCGTTGTGGAATACGGTCTCCGCATGAAAGCTGAAAAGGCTCATGCTGCTATCGCAAACCTCACGCCTTCAGCCTGATAATAGAGAGGGGCGGTTCGCCGCCCCTCTTTTCTCTTGGGGAGCACTATGAAGCAGCAAGATTACGCACCGGGTGAGTTCATCATTGGGCATGACGGGTTTACCGGAACGACTACCAAGATGAAGGTCGAGCATGATGGTACGATGCACCTGATTGACACGACAGATATCGCTGATGTTGCAAAGTTTAACCAAGAAGAGATGAACAATGTTTCACGGACAACCAGATCTGGAGACATGGTTAGAGTCGCTCGTCTTCCTATGCTTGTTTTGTTGCAGCTTAAGGAGCGTGGTATTCTTCACGACAAGAATGCCTTGAAGCGGTGGTTGACTACTGAAGAAGCCCGTCCGTATCGGACTCACCATTACACGAGCTGACGATGACAATTACGAGTTACGCCACACTCCAGTCCGAGATCGCGTCATGGTTGAACCGTGACGATTTAACGTCGCAGATCCCGACTTTTATTCAATTCGTAGAAGCTGATGTGAACAGCCGTTTGCGCCACCAGAAGATGGCTGTGCGCGCTCAGGCTACCAGTGATCAAGAATATGTAGCGCTTCCTGCTGACTGGCTTGAGGCAATCAATATCCATATCATTGACGGTAAGCAGCCGCTGCGTTTCGTGACGCTCGATGAGGCAGACCGCATCTTGAAGCAGCAGATTATCACTCAGCCGTCATTCTATTCGATTATGGATGATGCGCTTGAGATTGTTCCTGCGCCAGCGACAGATATCGACATCGAGATGATCTATTACGGTAAGATCCCGTCTCTCAGTGTAAGCGTTACTTCTAACTGGTTGCTCGTCAAAGCTCCAGACCTGTATCTCTATGGTGCTCTCGTTCACGCATCACCGTTCCTCTTGGACGATCAGCGCGTCGGGTTATTCGGTGGCATGTACAACTCTCGACTTGATTCATTGCAACTTGAGAGCGACAAGGCATTGCATAGCGGTGGGCCATTGGTAGCCCGTAATCGCGTAGTATTCGGTTAAGGAGTTTCTGATGGCTTTTACCGCTTACACAGATCAGAACCTCTTGAACCATTTGCTTGGTCCAACGGCTTTCACAAAACCTGCTGCGCTTTATGTGGCGCTGTTCGTAGGTAATCCTGAATCTGGTGGAACAGAAGTATCTACTTCTGGCTCTGCCTATGCGCGTCAGTCTGCTACGTTTACCGTAACATCTGGGGCTGCGACTAATTCAGCAGCTATAGAGTGGTCACCCGCTACGTCAGCTTGGGGGTCAATTAACTGGGTTGCAATTTATGATGCTTCTACATCTGGTAACCAATTAGTTACAGCGCAGCTAAGTTCTGCGAAGACTATTGGAGTTGGTGACGTTTTGCGTATTCCGACTAACGATTTAGATGTGACGTTGACTTAAAAGGATTGAGAAATGGCTGTTGTATATACAACCACACTTAAGAATAACCGCATGCAGCTTGTCTCTGACCTTATTGCGTCAAAGACAGCGGCAGCTTCTACTGGCACAGCTTTGGCCGGTACGCTCGTAATTGGAACATCTGCTCTTTCAGGTGCTACCGGGGTTCTTGCTTCAGTCCCACTATCAGCAACACCCGGAACAGTATCGAGCGGTGTATTCACTCTTTCTGGTGTCCCATTACAGGGTACAGCAACTGGAACTGGCACTGCCGCTTTAGCCGAATTTCGCAATAATGCTGGAACAACAATAGTATCAGGTTTGACTGTAGGAACATCAGGTGCAGATGTTATTATTAACTCAACATCGATCTCTACTGGTCAAGCAGTTCTTGTCACCGCTGGTACTATCACTCACGGGTAATACAAATGGCTGTATCTCTAAAACACGCATTCACATCTGCTGTTGCTGATGGTGGAGATACGACTCTTGTTCAGCCTTCCAACTGGAATGCAGAGCATACGCTGACTCTTGCTCAGGGTAATATTCTTGGTCGTTTGGCCGCTGCCGGTACCGGCGCTGCCACCGAAATCCCTTTATCCTTTGATGCAAGCAATAATGCTACGTTTCCGGGGCAGGTAAATCTTGTTGCTGGAACTACGTCTATTGCACCGTTGGATTTTGCATCAGGATCTCTTTTAACATCTGCTAATGCTGGTGCCGTAGAGTACGATGGCAAAGTGATTTATGTGACTCCGCAAGGGGCACAGCGCGGCGTTGTCCCCGGAATGCAATACTTCCGCAGAGAAACAACAACTGCTGGTATAAGTTCTAACGCCGCACAACCGTGGTTTGTAAACGGTAACTCAACAGCATCTTCAATTTCTGGAACAACTTTGACAGTTGGTGGCACTGTCACAGGAACTTTTGCGGTTGGTCAGTATCTCACTGCATCTGGTATTACTGCTGGAACATACATTACAGCTCTTGGTACTGGTACTGGCGGGGCGGGAACTTACACTGTTAATAATAGCCAGACAATCGCTTCTACTACAATTCAATCCATGTATGGAGTGACTTTATCGTCATCGACCGTGTATAAGTTTGAGGCTGACTTTCTGATTTCAAAATCTGCTGGAACAACATCACATACACTTAGTACTCTTTTTGGCGGAGCAGCAACCATAAATAGCATTGCTTATCTAATTCTTTCTGCTTCTACAGGTACGCAATCAACTTTTAACTTTACTGATACTGCAGTTACAGGAACTGCTGTTACACAAGCGTCCGCAACAGTAGCAGCTGCGGCAACAGCGGCAGCGGCAGTTGCAAGATATTTCAGGGTAAGTGGTATAGTTTCAATTAACGCTGGTGGAACATTCGTCCCGCAGTATCAGCTATCTGCTGCACCCGGTGGTGCGTATAGCGTAAATGCTAATTCAAGTTTTTCAATTTACCCAATCGGAGCATCAGGCGCTAATACTAGCGTCGGGACGTGGGTCTAATGGTAGAACAGGCATTTCAGTCTAGCGCATTCCAAACAACCGCATTCCAAAGCGCGGCCGTTCTTTCCATTGCTACGACCGAAGCGCAGGATACAGCAAATATCCAAGGCGCTAATTATACGATGCCTGAGGCCCCTACAGATGGCTATTACGGGTCTGGGTATTACGGCGAAGGTGTTTACGGTGTAGCTACATTCAATTCTAGTTTGGCAGCTACAGAAGCCCCAGATACAGCGTCTGCGGCAGGATCTGTTTTTTGGGATGTTGTTCTAGCCGCCACTGAAGCTCAAGATACTGCTGCGGTTTCTGTCTCCGTATATACCCAAATTACGCTTGCTACGACTGAGGCTCAAGATACAGCCGCAATTAGCTCGACAGTGTTTACTGACGCTTCAGCGAGCGCCGCTTCTACAAGTTCAGCGACAGTTGCAGCCCAAGCTGTATACCTTGCCGCTGCTTCGACAAATGTGGTATCTATAGCCAATTCGCAGGGTTTCCTTGTGTATTCTGGGGCAGCTTCTGTCCTACAGTTGAGTGCTGCTACTGCTATTGCGCGCTATCTGTGGGAACCAGAGCAAGTTGAATCGGTGGTATGGCAAAACGATACAGTCGATGGGACAATTTGGAGTGCTGCTTCGAACGAATCGAGTTCATGGACACCGGCTACGCAAAATTCTAGTACTTGGACACCTATTGTTAACAACCCTGCAAACTGGCAAGAGGCGGCTTAGAAATGGCTGATACATATACCACTAACCTTAATCTGACGAAGCCAGAGGTTGGCGCGTCGCGTGATACTTGGGGCGGCAAGGTTAATTCTGACTTAGACAGCATTGATGCTGTGTTTAACGCAGCCGGTAACGGTACATCTGTTGGCTTGAATATCGGATCTGGGAAAACTCTAACAGTAGGTGGCAATATTGCTGCCGGTGTTGTTATTTCTGGTTCGACAGCCTCTGACGCTTTGCGCATCACGCAAACAGGTGCTGGTAATGCGTTGGTTGTAGAGGATAGCGCTAATCCTGATAGCTCTCCGTTCTTGATCGATGCTAGTGGAAATACAGTTGTTGGGTATACAACAACATTAAATTCAAGAATTAACGCTTCAACTATTACTCCTGCTGTCCAAATTTCAGCAACGTCTTTTAGTAAAGCATCGTTAGGTCAATGGGGATATAATACAACGCCATATCACGTATTCTCAAGGAGTGCATCATCAACTATTGGTTCTTATAGTGTTTTAAGTTCTGGTGATGTTATTGGAAGAATTGAATTTACTGGCGATGATGGAGCAAATTTCACTTCGGCTGCTAGAATTGCATCAGAGGTAGACGGCACACCCGGCTCAAATGATATGCCGGGACGATTGGTATTCAGCACTACTGCTGACGGCGCATCGATACCTACAGAACGTATGCGTATTTCTAACACCGGTCAGGTAAATATTGGCGCTAATGGTTCTTCTGGAACAGCTGCATTATTACAACTTGGTGCGGACAATACAATTATTCCAGCAGCCGTTGATACATCTCATCATGGTATTGGAATAATATATGATGCGCCTGTAGGAGCTACTACTGGGCAGCGTGGTTTATCTGTATCATTTAATGGCGGAGACAGCGCAAGCCCGTACACAACAAGTGGAATCAATGGGATCGTAATCGATACCTATGCAAAAGGAACCAACCAAACTGTTAATAGTGCTTATGGTGTAAATATCGCAAGTGTAACAGCAGGTGGCACAAATAATTACGGTATCTATATTTCAGGCGCGTCTGGTGGTTCAGGAAATAACTATGGATTATACAATAACGGCACAACTTATCTAAATGCTGCTGTAACTGCCACAAAGGGCGTTACTGGGTATCCTACTTTCCATGCAAGTGCGTCTGGAAGCCAAACTGTAACTAGTGCTACGTTAACAAAAGTTACATTTACGACAGAAGAGTGGGATACAGCAACTGATTTTGCATCAAGTAGGTTCACCCCTTCAGTCGCTGGGTATTATCAAATAAACGCAATCATTAGATGTACTGTCGGTTCTGGTGCTAGTAGCTCAGTTGTTCAAATTTATAAGAATGGGTCATCTTGGGCTATCAATACTGCTAGTGCTCCGAGCGGTACATTAAATTCTGTTTCTGTTTCTGATTTGGTTTATTGTAACGGGACATCTGACTATATTGAGATTTATAGCAGTCAGACAGGAAGTGGTACGCTTACCATTACAAGCGGTAGCTCATTTTCAGGATGCTTAGTAAGAGGTGCGTAATATGAATATTGTTGAAGCAATCATGGCAATCTATACGGATCTTAAGCAAGAAGATTTTCTTTTAGGTGGGTCTATCGTTTTGCAAAATGATAGTGATGGCCGTGGAGATTATATTCGTGAATGGAACCACCAAACATACGTTCAACCAACGGAAGAAGAACTTGTGCAGGCTGGTTGGTCTGAAAAACAAGATTATTTTTCGTGATTTAAAAATACTATAAAGCAATAGGTGATCTATGTCAGATGATCTGAATCAGCAAATCGGGCGCATGGAAGCTCAAATCGAGATGCTTCATCGCGACATGGGTGAACTTAAAACTGAGGTTAAATCTATCGCTTCTGCCATGAACCGGTGGAAGGGTGCAGGTGCACTTCTCGCTTTGATTGGCGTAGTGTTTGGGTTCTTTGTTGACTTGGTCTTTAAAGCGTTAGGTCGATGAATGGACCCGTTTACTATCCTTGCAGGTGCAACTGCGATCTATAACGGGCTGAAGTCTGCTGTCAGCACTGGCGAAGATGTAGTTGATACTGCAAGACGAGTTGGCAATCTCATGTCCGAGGTGGCTAAAGTTGTCCAGATTGTTTCTCTTCCTCACAAGAAAAAGCTATTCCAATCTACTGCTGACTATGAAGCAGAAGCGATACAGCGTTTCACAGCAAAGAAAAAAGCGCAAACCTTAGCTTTTGAGGCAAAGAATCTCTTTATCTCTCAGCACGGCGTTGCATCGTGGGAGCAGATCCAGAAAGAGGTTACTGAGATGCGAAAAGAAGCAGCTCGTCAGGCGCGACTTGAAGCTGAAGCCGCAGAAGAGGCAAAGAAAGACATCATCCTTGTTTCATCAATCGTTGGCGGTCTGATTTTGGCTATGGGTGTAATCGGACTTGTCCTAGTACTCAGGGGAGCACATTAATGGATTTTCTCAAAACATTCGGTCCACTGATTAACTCAGTCGCACCAACTCTTGCTACGGCTATGGGTGGTCCAGTTGCAGGAATGGCTGTGAAAGCTCTGTCTGGTGCGCTTTTCGGTCATCAGGACGCCTCTGATGAAGAGATCAAACTCGCACTGGCAAACCCTACAGCGGAACAATTAGCTGCGCTGAAAAAGGTTGACGCTGACTTCAAGGTGCAGATGAAGTCTCTCGACATCGACTTGGAGCGCATCGCTGCCTCTGACAGAGATAGTGCCAGAAACTACGCAATCATGACCCACGACCTTACTCCGCGTATCTTGGCGGTTATCGTTGTCGTGGCATGGGGATGCGTCCAGTGGTTCATGCTACACAATGTGATCGAGCCTTCGATGCGCGAGTTAATCGCACGTGTTCTCGGTACACTTGATGGCGCGCTGATGCTCGTTCTCTCATACTATTTCGGTTCAGCTCACCGGCATACGGACAGCAAGTAATGCGCGATAACTTTGACCATTGCCTGAAAGCTGTGCTGAAGCACGAAGGCGGCTATGTTGACCATCCGCGTGATCCCGGCGGTGCTACCAATCTCGGCTGCACCAAAAAGGTCTGGGAAGAGTGGGTCGGTCACGAGGTGTCGAAGGACGATATACGCGCACTAACAGTGTCAGATGTAGCACCGCTTTACCGCAAGCGTTATTGGGACGCTGTTAGGGGCGACGATCTCCCTTCCGGTGTAGATATGGCTGTCTTCGACTGCGCTATCAATTCTGGCACAGGACGAGCGGCAAAGATTGCCCAGAAGATTTCCGGTGTGTCGCAGGATGGAGCGATAGGGCCAGCGTCGCTTGCCGCAATTCGTAAGATCGTCGATGACACGGGTGCGATGTTCTTCATCGATCAGTTCTGCGATGCCCGTATCGCGTTTCTCCAAGCACTGCCGACCTTTGAGACATTCGGTAAAGGTTGGATGCGGCGCGTAAATGAGGTAAATAAAGAGGCAGTAGACCTTTCCCGTTCTGGAGATGCCTAATGCCGTTCGTCCCATTGAGCATGCCGTCTGGAGTAGTTAAACCTGCGACACCGCTTATGGCGAAGGGGCGTTATTGGGATACCAATCTCATCCGCTGGCAGTCGAACAAACTCCTACCTGTTGGCGGTTGGCAGCGTATTAACCAGACGGCATTCCCCAGCGCTGTAAGAGCACTATACCCTTGGCGGGATAGATTTAGCTCACCGTGGCTTATGATCGGCTGCGAGACAAAACTGTATGCCAATAACGGATCAACATACACTGACATCACACCTGTAAACTATCAAACATGGTCTGGTGGTGGGGCTTACGGATCGTGGACGTACGGTACTTTGCTTTACGGCGATGATACAGACGCGACTTATCCACGTCCTGCAAGTTTGCTCAATCCTCCTGTCTATACATGGACAATGGATAACTGGGGCGAAGATGTACTTGCAGTATCTTCAAGCGATGGGAGACTGTTTGTTTATCACCCAAATGATACTCAAGCAGCCATTGTAGGATACTCAGATATTTCTGGTGTTGTGCGGTCATCTAACGTGGTTACTGTTTCAACTGTTCTTGATCACTCATTCAGAGTAGGCCAGAGCGTCGTAATCGCTGGCGTAACAAACACGTCTTTCAATGGAACATTTACAGTTGCATCTGTTCCTTCATCTGACACTTTTACATACGCTCAAACCGGAACGAATGCTTCTTCTAGCGGCGGAACTGTAACGCATAGTGGCACACCATCGCAGAGCAACGGTGTCATCGTAACTCCTGAGAGACATTGTGTTGTTTATGGCGGTGAGTCTGGTCGGCAGGTAGCATGGTCTGACCAAGAAGACTACGCAGAGTGGGATTTTGCCTCTGTAACCAATACTGCTGGCTTTTTTGAGCTAGATACGCAGTCTCAAATTCTTATGGCTACAGCAGTCAGAGAAGGAACAATCTTCTGGACAGAAGATGAAGCATGGCTGATGCGGTATATCGGTTCGCCATACATCTACAGCTTTGAGCGTCTTGGTTGGGGTTGCGGCTTGGTTGCACCAAGAGCATTCGCAACATTTTCCGGTAGATGTATTTGGATGGGTAAGGAGAGTTTCTTTATCTATGATGGTGGTTACGTAAAACCGTTGCCATGCGATGTATTTGACTATCTCTCAAAGGATATGGATCAGGCTGTTAGCTCGGCTTATGCGCATGGGTCTGAAAACGGTTTATTTTCTGAAATATGGTTCTGGTATCCGTCACAGGGTGCCGCTGAACCAGATAAGTACGTGATCTATAATTATGCAGAAAATTGGTGGTCTATTGGATCAATGACACGAACAGCAGCCTGTGGTGCTGGTGTTTTCGATTACCCTATCGCTGCGGATGAAAACTTCAATTTGTTCTATCAGGAGAACGGTTGGACTGATAACGGCGCGTCTTTGGTCGGACAAAGATATGCTGAAACAGGATCTCTGAATCTGCAAGACGGTAATAACCTTATCATGGTCCGCCAAGCTCTTACCGATAGTGGCTATGGGTATGAGGCAACTCAGTTGCAGTTCTATAAGTCTTACGCGCCAGACGGCACTGAAACGATATCTTCAGCGTATAATCCTAGACCTAATGGCTATACAGACATTCGGGTAACTGGAAGAGATCTACGGTTGCGCATCGAAGCTACTGAAGATGCACCGTGGAGCGTTGGAGAGACGCGCCTAGACCTAGTTCCAAGGGGCGAAAGATGAAGCTTTTCATTCCCAACCCCCCTGCCGTATATAGTCAATCTACGTTTAATACGATTTTCGATACAATTAAGAGGTCTATATTATCGGGTGTTTCTGTCGATGAAGCAGTAGAAAGCGTGCTTCTTCAAAGTCCAGACGGAACGGTGTATAAGGTTACAGTTAGTAATACGGGAACTCTTACGACTACGGTGGTGCCTCTTGGCTCTCGATGAACAGCAGATAATCAGGCTTTTAGAGTCTGGATTAAAGAAAGGTGGATACACGCATTCCGTTTTGGATATCGTTGCAGATCTGAAGGCCGGGCGCATGCAGGCTTTCTTAAATGACGGGGCAATCGCAATTACTCAGATCGCGAGCTTTCCTCAAAAACGTGTCCTTGAACTTCTGTGGTGTGCCGGTGTTCTTGATGATGTGATTGGGCTAAAAGAAAAATTGATAGAGTTTGCAAAAGAGAATGAGTGCACAATGGGTCGGGCGTATGTCAGGCCGGGACTTGTTGGACCATTAGAGCAGGCTGGATGGCGTAAAGCACAGACAGTTATGTTCTTTGACATGGAGAATTGATATGAGTGGCGGCGGCTCGCAAAGCACTACGACAACAAATAACGTACCTCAATGGATTCAAAAGTTCGGGCAAGAGAACGTCGATTTTGCTAAACGCATAGCAAATCGCCCTTATCAAGCGTATGGCGGTAACACTGTCGCTGGGTTTTCTCCAGACCAGCAAGCCGCCTTCAACATGTTGCGCGGTAATGTTGGCGCGTATCGGCCAGCGTATGAGTCTGCGCTGCGTTCTGCTCAAGACGTTGCTGGTACAAAAGCCGGAGAGTTTAGCGCACAAGATCTCCAGCGCTACATGGACCCATACCAACAGCAGGTAGAACAGGGCGCTCTCTCTAATATTGAACGTCAGCGTCAGTTGGCCCAGAACCAAGTATCACAGCAAGCCGCATCTGCTGGAGCTTTTGGTGGTTCTCGGCAGGCTATCGCTGAAGCCGTTTCTAATGCTGAAGCTGCGCGAGTTGCTGGCGAAACTTCTGCCAATATTCGCTCTCAGGGATTCAAAACCGCTGCCGAACTTATGGCTCAAGACCAAAACCGTGCTCTGCAAGCTGCTCAGTTGCGTCTTGCTGGTGCAGGTCAGGTTGGCGCTCTTGCTCAAGCTGGCCAGCAGTCAATGATGAGCGATGTGTCAGCTCTTTCAGCGGCTGGTAATCAGCAACGTGCTCTGCAACAGCAGCGCCTTGACGAAGCCTATCGTCGCTGGGCTGAACAACGGAATTATCCATTACAGCAGCTCGCTATCCGTCAGGGTGGTCTTAGCGGTATACCGTATAGCACAAGCAGCACGTCTTCTACTTCAGGAGGTGGTAACCCTTGGCTCTCAGCGCTTGGTGGTGCAGGTATGGGAGCTAATATCGGTGGTATGATTCCGGGGCTTGGTGCTGGTTGGGGCGCTGGACTTGGATCTCTAATGGCGTTCCTTTCAGATGAAAGCATGAAGACTGACATTGAGAAGCTTGGCAAGGATAAGGAAACTGGCATCACGATGTACGCATATCGGTACAAGGGCGATCCGAAGAGCTATCCAAAAGTGGTCGGCCCTATGGCGCAAGAGATTGAGAAAAAGTATCCAGATCAGGTCAAGAAGGTTGCAGGTAAGCTTGCAGTTAATCTTGGTTTCGGACCTATGACGCAAAACGCGTAAGGAATAGCAGATGGCTGACGATACCGACCGTTACCGTGAAACAGGCAGTAACCCCCGAGCTGGTGATACTCCCGGCTTTGGCACGGGTGGTGGTGGATCAGTTGGCGGCGGTGGTGGGTATGGATCAGGAGGAGGCCTGCTATCTGGCGGCGGTGATAACGGTCGCGATAATTATGGACGTGATGCGTCAATCAACGCCACAGAGGCAGCCAATCGTGCATTAGCTGAAGAGCGTGCACGTCAGCAGGCGTACATGAATTTCATTGCGTCTCAAGCTGCTGGCGGTCCTAGAACGCGTGGTGGCCCTGCATCTGTAGAGGCAGATTTAGCGCAACGCGATGCAATGATTAAGGACTTTATCACCAAGACTATTATGGCTGAGTCTGGTGGTATTGCGAATATTAAAAATCCACTTTCATCTGCAACTGGTCTTGGACAGTTCACAAAAGGAACATGGTTAGATTTAGTTGACAAGTATCGCCCAGATCTAAAGCGCGACTTAACACAAGGACAAATTCTTGACCTGAGAACAGATCCACAACTCTCTACGGAGATGGTTGGCAATCTGGCGAAAGATAATGCTGCATATCTTGAATCTCGTAACCTTCCAGTTAACGAGGGGTCTCTATATCTTTCTCATTTTCTTGGTGCAGGAACAGCAGCAAATGTGTTGAAGTCATCGCCTGACACGCCAATTAGCGACATTGTCGGTGAAGACGCAATTAACGCAAACAAGCGAATCCTTGGTGGTGACCGTACAGCAGCAGATATTGCTCAATGGGCATCAAATAAGATGATGGCAAGCGTTCCCGCTCGCGGTGCAGTTCAGGCATCTGCAAATGAGCCGTCAGTGCGTTCTGGATTTAACCCTCCAGAAACAGGTCAACCTTCAACTCAACCTGCGCAAACTGGTGGCTTTTTTAATCAATTATTTGGTGGGCCAGCCGCGCTTCAAACTCGCATCGCTGATTTAGAAGCTGCCGGTCGCACATCAACTTACCCGACTTTCGGGAATAATAACCCAGAAGCTGATTGGAATGCGGGAGACGTAAAGCAGTGGTACGCAGATCAGTTTGCTGGCGGAGATATTAGCAAGGTTAAATCACGAATCACTGATTTTGGTGAAGGTCCGGTCGTTGACTATTACACAAAAGATTTAGCAGAAGTTCCGGGTGATATTATTTCTGGACTGCTAGGTGGGATCGGCAAATCCTTTGGAGGTGCCGGTGGTAAACCGTATAAAGGCGCAGAGTCAGACCGCGCATCATCTATCGCAACTGGCAGTATTTTCGGAAATCTTTTCAGTGGTACTCCTCGTGCTGATTATGGCCCTTATGGAAATCTCACACCCGAACAGTATCGTCAGCAATATGGCGCTATCGGTGTCCCACAACGTCAAGCTGTTGCGGCGTTAAGCCCTGCTATCACACCTGCATCAATACCTGCACCTACGCCAGAGGAAATGGCAAAAGACCCATATCTTTGGCAGCAATACTATAACCGTATTCCTCAAAACTATGGTATCGAAATAGCTCAAGCACCACTGATGGGTCCATCGATACGCGGCATATTCTCTTAGGAGCAGATAATGGCAGACGGTCTTCTTGGCGATTGGTTTTCTGGCACAGGTGTATATGGCAACCCTAATGCGGTCGATCCGCAGACAGGTGTTCCTTATGCCGATACCCGTGCAGCGCAACTCGGTGCTCTTGGCAATATCGGGTCACTTCTGATCGCTGCCGGTCAACCTATGACTGGTGCTCAACGTGCACAGCTTCTTGGTCAGATCGGGCCTCAGATCTCTGGTATGCAAACCGACATCTATAACGCTGCACAGCGTCGCTTGATGCAGTCACAGTTTGCTGAGAAGCAGGCAGAGTTGGCTGACACGTCAAAGATTCGCGATCTGATGAAAGACCCGACCGCATTCAAAGCGGCAACGGGTTACGATCTCGGTCAGTTCACTGGGTTAGGACCAAGTGAAATTGGTGCTGCGATTAAGCAGATCACAGTTTCAAAACTTACTCGTGATCCAACTCAGGCTGCGCTTTCAGAGGCACAGTTAAAGAAGACAATTCAGGATTTGGAAAAGCCAGAGACCAAAGAGGTTAATGGTGTTTTATACGAGTATAACAAGGCCGATAAGAAATGGGTTCCAGCGACTGCTGCTACCGAAGAAGGAAGGCCATTAACTCCTGACGAGTTAAAAAAATATGGTCTACCTTCAACCACATCTGCTAAGATGACAAAGACTGGGCCAGTTGTTCTTAACAAGCCTTCGATGAATGCACCGCAAGGGTTCTATTTCTCGCGTCAGCCGGGGACATTGTCGCCTGATGATCCGGGGGAACTGTTGCCAACTCCCGGTGGCCCAGCAACACAACTTTCTTCAGAGATTGCCGGTAAGAAGGCAATTATTGATACGTTCTTTGATAGAGCACCAATGATTGATGAAGCCATTAAATCGGGTGCTTTTGCTGAGACAAACGTTACTGGGAGAATGGCGCTTGCTGCTAATGTCGGAGAGATGGGTGAAATTAACCGTATCTTCAAGCAGGGTGAAGATGCAATTCGCCGTACATTAACTGGTGCTGGGATGGCTATTTCAGAAGCTAGTGATTACGCATCTCAATATCTTCCTTCTGCCGCTGATAGTGAATATACTATCAAGAAAAAATATGACGCAATGACTAAAACATTGAACAACATGCGTTCATCTATCACTCAAGGGCGTGGCGGTGTTCAAGATTTAACATCCGCAGTCACATCAAATCTACCAACTGCAAAGAAAAAATCAGACGAAGATTTGATTAACCAGTATCTAAACCAGTAAGGTATCGCCAATGGCTACTCTTGAGCAGGTAATGCAAGCACTTCGCAACGCTGATGCTTCAGGTAACACTGAAGATGCAAAGCGTCTTGCGAAGATTGCAAGTGAAATGCGTAAGGTTGCGCCAAAAACTGAGCCAGTTGTTCAGCAAATAGCACAACCTTCAGTTTCAGCTGAACAGCCAAAGGGAACCTACGTCCCAGAGATTGACCCGGCATCTGGCGCTGCAACTGGCGGAATGACGTTTGTACCAGAAGTGGCACCTATGCCGTACTCAGAGCAGGTCATGCGCTCTCTCTCGGCAATAGGAACTGGTGCTGATATTGCCGCTCGCACGTTAGCTTCAGGCGCGTCTTTAGGATACGCCGACAAACTTGCTGCTGCGATGTCATCTGGCGACTATGAAAAAAACCTTGCAGTTGAAAGAGCAAGGACAGAGCAAGCAAAACAAGCATTAGGTCCATTCGGAACTCCGACTGAAGTTGCTGGCGGTATTGCAGGAACAGTCGCAATGGCACCTGTTTCAATCACTGCGCGTATGGCAGGAGCTGCTCCAACTTTAGCAAATCTTGCGAAGACAATAGTTGCAGGAGGAATTGAAGGTGCTGGTCTTGGAGCTTTAGAAGCCAAAGGTAGAGATCAAAATGTAGAAGCTGGTGCTGCTATGGGCGGAGCACTCGGAGCGGCTATTCCGGGCGTTCTTGGCGTTGCAAGCAGAGCAATTTCTCCGTTACGTCCTGCGCTTTCTACGGCAGAGCAAAAGGCAGTTGATATTGCGTCGGCAAAAGGTATTCCACTTACTCCCGGTCAGCAAACACAGTTGCGTCCGTTGCGGTTTTTGGAAAGTCAGTTAGAGAACATATCTGGAATTTCACAGCGCCCAGCACAACAAGAGGCGGTAAACCGTGAAGTTGCAAAAACTTTTGGCGCGACTGCTACAGAGATTACTCCGAAAGTTCTTGATGAGAGTTTCTCTCGTCTTGGAACCCAGTTTGACTCATTTACTCAGAATAAAACAATCGACACTGGTTCTGAATTTAAGAATGAAGTGCAACAGATTTTGAATGAGTATAGCCAAACTATTGATGCTAACATCAAGCCGATTTTAGTTAATCAGGCTAAAGGACTTCTTAAACTTGCTCCTCAAACTTCAGGCGATGATTTGCAGAAAATCAGAAGCACGCTTGCTCGTCTTGAGAGAACCAAGAAAGAAGACCCAGAGCTAAACGCAGCTATTTCTCGCTTGCGTGACTCAGTAGATGACGCGATTGAACGGTCTCTTCCAGCAGAAGAAGCGGCAGGCCTTAGATCTGCGAGAGACCAATACCGCAACTTGAATATCGTATCTCAGTCAATTGGTACTGGGGCTGAAGCGCAAGCAGGAAACGTATCTCTTAAAAACATTGCTAACACTTTGTATAACAGAGACAGAGTTGGTTATGCGCGCGGTCGCGGTGGTGCGTTAGAAGAACTTTCGCGTGTTAGCGGTATTGTTGCAAACCCACCATCATCTGGAACGGCTGAAAGAACATTCCTACAAGGACTTCTATCTCCGCAGACTATGGCACAAGGCGGCGGCGGTGCTGTTGGTTATTCACTTGGTGGAATACCGGGGGCGATGATCGGGTATCTCGGAACTCCTATCGCAGCTAACATGGCATACTATAACCCTGCTGTAAGAGGTTATCTGCTCAACCAAGCGGCAGCTCCGTTAGAGAGAGCGATACCATCTTTTACACGGTATGGAACAATGGGCGGGTTATTAGCGACAGATAACTCGAAACGCTGATTGGTAAAGCAGGCATACGATATCCTCGACATCGCTCGGTTCTATTCGAAGGTTGATGTTGGGAAGAAGCACGAGTGCTGGCTCGTGAACGGTATTCACGTCGATAAATTCGGGTATGGCTGCTTTACTCTTTCAGGTGTGCAGATAAGAGCGCATCGTTTCTCGTATCAGGTATTTAACGGCGAGATCGGCGATGGGCTAGTCGTGCGGCACAAGTGCGATACGCCGCTGTGCGTGAACCCGTATCACCTTGAGACTGGCACCGTCGCTGACAACGTCATGGATCGAGTGATTCGCGGTCGGTCGGCATTCGGTGAGCGCAACGGCAAAGCGAAGCTGACAGCAGAATTAGTGAAAAAGATTTTCTATGATGAGCGCTCTTATCCAGTGATCTGCGCCGAGTATGGTCTCAACAAGTCCACCGTATCCCAGATCAAGGTTGGCAAGACGTGGTCTCACGTGACCGGCAAGAAGTACATAAAACGCTGATTTATGCTATTATCTGAACGCGTTGAGCCTTGCTCCGCGCTGCTCTTCCTCCCTAGGGCAGCGGCCCCTGCGTCTCCCATCAGGCGTGGGGGCCACTTTTTAGAGTTATCCACAGGTTTGTTAAACAGGTGTTGCATATAAAAAAATATATGATACGGTCTCAGAAATCAGCGATGGGGCTGAGTAACACGGAGACACGGAAACTATGTCAGAGCCAGATCCGCGCGTCGTAAGATTCCTAATAAATTTACTTGCGATGTGCCTATTCTCGATTATCGTATTCGGTCTAGCTTATATCGTTGATGGGTATGTGCAATGACCAGCGTTGATTGGAGATCGCATTACAAAGACGTGCGACAGAGACTTCGTGCTGCACCGCAGCATAACTTTGTCAGAGCACAGTTAAGGGAGCTACCTGCACCACAGCCTGAGCCAGAACCTGTACAGGAAGAGGTACAAGTCGAAGAAGGACCGGCACCGCTTCCGCCATTGCTTGCAAGGCAATTCAGCGAAGCACATGAGCTTCTCCGCGCAGCTAAGATCACGGTTGTACCACGGTGGAAAGAAATTCTGAGGGAGACATGCGCCAAGTACAAGATTCACCCGGAAGAAGTTCTTGGAAAATCGCGAGAGTCGCCTTTGATATATTGCAGAAGGGAAGTCTACTACCGACTGAGGACAGAGTTAGGGATGAGTCTGAATCAGATCGGACTAAAGCTGAACAAGGATCACACGAGCGTACTGCACGGTGTGAGGGAATACGCAAAAGCACTAGGGAAGCAATGATGGACCACAGAGATGTACTTAAAGAAGCACAGTCGCTTCTATCGCAACGCGGCAATAGCTATGGTGAAGCGCAGTTAAACTTTGAACGAGCAGCGACACTGATGAGCGTGCTTTCAGGTAAAACTGTCACGGCATACGATATGTCGTTGGCGATGCTTGCGATCAAACTATCACGTCTTGCTCATAGTCCAGATCATCATGACTCATGGGTAGACGGTATTAACTACATGGCATTCTGTGCAGAGTTCACAGGAAGAGACGCACCAGATGCTGTGCTTGAACTATCACTAAAGCGCGTACAGTCGAACTTAAACGAAGCAATCAGGGGAGAGAGCAATGGTGGAAGTAAGACCTGACGGACCAAACGAATACGTGATTCTCAGAGATCACTCTATCGCTGGGTGGGTGCATCTCGCAAACGACAAGAAATACCGTGCGCTGACAGTTGACGGTCATCTCACACATCATTGGACACTCACATCAGCACTCTCAGCAGTAGCGGATGACGCAGAGGACATCGAAGTACATGCGACTCGATAACGTACCAGCATCAGAGTATCACTCTTGGGATGCACTCTCAGCTTCAGGCGCAAAGCAGTTGCTGAGATCACCGGCACACTATCTCGCAGCGAAAGAAGTGCAGCGTGATCCAACACCGGCAATGAAATTTGGCACACTCGTTCACGCAATGGTGTTAGAGCCAGACACAGTGGACACTGACTTCGCAGCGATGCCGAAAGTCGATAAGCGCACCACAGCAGGCAAACAGCAAGCTGAACTCTTTGCAGTGACAAACGCGGGTAAAGTGATCGTTGATATGGATGACTTTCAACGCGCGCAGAGGACCGCAGATGCAGTGCGATCACATCATCTCTATAACGATCTATTGAAAGGCGCGAGTGTCGAGCAATCGTTCCGGTGGGATCAACACGGTGTACCGTGCAAGGCTCGCATGGACGCGATACAGGGCGATCTCATAGTGGACCTGAAGACAACGCAAGACGCGTCGCCTGATGGTTTTGCTAAAACGATGGCAGGGCTGAAGTACTACGTGCAAGCGGCCCATTATCTCGACGGGTTCGCCCGTGTCACTGGCACCGAGCAGCGCAACTTCATCTTCGTCGTAGTAGAGACAGAAGCGCCATTCGCCATTGGCATATACGAACTCGACTTCGTGGCGCTCGAAGCTGGTCGCCAAAAGATGGCTCTTGCAGCCGAAGCCTATAAAGCAACGAAGAGCGCGACAGCGTGGAAGGGTTACTCGCCCGACATTGTCACTCTCTCTGTTCCGGGATGGGTGGCAGGTGAAGTAAATGGATGAGATCATCGACGAGTTAGAGAGTGTCCGCATCACTGCTGGCATGAGCACGAGGGAGCTGTCATCTCGCGCCGGTCTTACTCCGAGTCATTGGTGGCAGATATCGCGCAAGACCAGATCAGCGAACTTTGACACGCTGATGCGAATAGCAAAGGTGCTTGGCTATACCATTGTCGCGATACCAGTGCCGGTGACAGAATGAAGATCTGCGGCATCGATCCGGGAGCAAGCGGAGCAATCGCGATACTCGATATCGAAAAAGGATATCTGTCAGTGATTGATATGCCGGTCCACGCGGTCGAGCGCAACGGAAAGAAGAAAAACGAAATCTCAGCGCAGATACTGGCTCGCTATCTCGAAGACGAGAAACCGGATCACGTATGGGTTGAGAGAGTCGGTGCAATGCCGGGACAGGGCGTCAGCTCGATGTATCAGTTTGGCAGAAGCGTCGGCACAGTCGAAGGAATAGTTGCAGCACTACGTCTCCCTATCTCGTATGTCACGCCGCAGAAGTGGCAGAAGGCATCAGGTATGCGAGCAGGTAAAGACGGATCACGGCAACGAGCACAGGAACTTTTTCCTACATTCGCCCAACACTTCAGCAGAGTGAAGGACAACGGAAGAAGTGACGCTGCGCTCATCGCTTGGTTTGGTGCGACACAGGAACCCTAATGAGAGAGGGATTACTCTCATCCGACATGGTCACGGTCTGACCAATCAGTAACTCTGAAGGAGTAACAATGTTGAACTTTCCACAGCAAGCATCAGGCAAACCTTGGGCGCGTCTCGATGCACGTACAGGCATTCTATTTGTGTCATCGGCAGATGGGGAAAAGACGCCGGTCGACATGAAAGGGAAAGTATTCGGGTTAGACATCGCTAACGCTACACAGGGCTGGCTCATGGTGGGCGCAGCAGGTGTTGACTGGCAAGAGGTCAACGGTGCATGGGGCAACCCACCATCGCCAGACCATAAGCCCGGCGTGGATGTCACGATCTACTCAAAGGATGCGTCATTCGGGGACGCGCCTTTCCGTAGTGCTCGTGGCAACTCCAGAGCGTGGACCCAATTCGTTGCAGATGTTGCGAAGAAGGCAGGAGCGATCCCAGCCGGTAAACTCGCAACGCTGAAGGTTGATGCGGTCAAGGCGATCAAGGTCGGTCAGGGCACATCTGTGCAGATCGACTTTACGCTTGCACCGAAAGAGAAGTGGTTCTCGGCTGAAGAGGCAGCATCTCCTGCACCTGCAGCAGCACCAGACTCGGATGACGAGTTCTAAGTAAAAGAAACCCCCGTACCGGAACCCAAAACCGATACGGGGGATACTCTAACAAGAACAACAACGGAGATTGCTGTGAGTGAAAGCCTACAACAAGATGAAGTGATACACAACGCTGCATCTCACAAGATGTCGTTAGCCTTTGCCAATAACGGTTTTAAGGACACCAGTCTTACGTCTAAAGATTACACGTTGCAGGATCTCAGTGACCGCTTAAAGCGCGTCCGTGTCGGGCCAAAGGATGGCTCATACATGATACGGGGCGGTGATCTCACGATCTGCAAGCGAGCCGACGAGAATCTCAGATCAGCGGAACTGATTATCCTCGACGGTGATTCGTCGATCGATCCAGAGACAGGCGAGATCACACCCGGTGCCCCTTATTTCTATGACGTCCACGAAGCGCTTAAAGACATGGGCATCGCTCACATCATGCACACGTCACACAGCAACCGTGGCTCTGATGGCGTGGTGAGCTTCTGGAAATTCCGTGTAGTCATCCCGTGCCAGATGCAGTCGCAAGAGGATCTGACCGCTGCTGTCGATTACCTGATCGCGGAGCTGCACAAGCGTAAGATATGGATGAACTGCGTCACCGAAAACTATCGCTGGTCTCAGCCGTGGTTCCTCCCTCGCGTCAGCAAAGAGGAAGAGCGCGAGCGTTTCGTGCATCGCGATTACCTCGACGGGCAGATCTTTAACATTGCGACAGCCCTAAAGTGGCAGCGCGAACAGACCAGTTTAGACGTACACATAGACCTGTTGAAGATCGCCCTGCCGCACAACCAGTCGAGCAGCACGATCACCGACTTCAACGAGCAGCACGGTCTCGAATGGATGCGAGCGCAGCTGGCATCGATGGGTTACAAGTTTAGCCATTACGACAAGCGGCATGACGCATACCGATACGTGTCACCAACGAGCAGCACAGGCACAGCAGGAGTACTCCTGTTCCGTGGATCGCGTGGCGACTGGATCACCTATTCCCATCACGGGGCACACGATCCGTTGTCAGAGAAAGTGATGGACCCATTCGCGATCTACTCACTCGTAAATTTTTCTGGGGATAACTCTTCCGCACTCCGGTCGCTGCAACCCAGAGAAAAGAGCATCACGGAACAGCTATCGGAGATGCGGGATCACAGCGCGAGCATCGCTGCACCGCAACAAGATAATGCTGCACCGCAAAACAAAAAGCGCATCGAAATCCTGCGCATGGACCAGCTTACCGACGAGCCAGTGCAATGGCTGATAGAAGACCTGATCCCGGCAAAGGCATTCGCAGCGATCTACGGTAAACCCGGCAGCTTCAAGTCATTCGTGGCAATATATCTGAGCCAGATGATAGCGGCAGGCAAACCAGCATTCGAGAAGCCGACTACTCAAGGGACGTGCCTATACATCGCAGGGGAAGGCCAAGCAGGGCTAAAGAAGCGCTCGGACGCATCGCGTATAGCCCACGAGATTGAGCCCTCTGTGCCTCTCTATTTCATTAAGCGAAGCCTGAACCTCAGCTCGACGCTGGAAGACATGCAGGAGCTCATCAAGGAGATCAGGGAACTCGGTATCGCGCCATCCCTCATAGTCATAGACACGCTCGCTCGTAACTTCGTCGGGGACGAGAACAGCTCATCAGACATGAGCCAATTCATATCGGTCATCGGCGAGCTCATAGCCCAGCTCAGTTGCTCAGTCTTAGTGGTCCACCATGCCGGTAAGGATGAGTCAAAGGGGATGCGTGGCTCGTCAGCTTTGCTCGGTGCAGTGGACGCGGAACTCGAATGCACACGCACATCAGATGAGGAGGACAAGGACCACCTGACCGGAAAACTGACCACAACAAAGCAGAAGGAATCGGAGGACGGGGTCGAGTTTCACTTCAAGATGCAGCGGATTCTGACAGACAAACTGGACCCGAATATCGTCTCACTAGGGCTTAGACCCTGTGAGAAACAGGAGCAGAAAAAGCGTCAGAAAAAGAAGCTCACAGAGGCCGAGATTTTCGTGCTCGATGCTCTCGACAAAGCCATCACGGACTTTGGAAAACGGTATGGTGTACCCGGAATACCGTCAGAAAAACTGTGTGTCAGACGCGCAGATCTACTATCCTCATTCCGACATTTGTGTGCTGCGGACGACAAATTCAGCGACAGAACGTACCAAAGAGCCGTCAAAGACCTCAGCATCGCAAAAATCATAGGCGTCATGGGCGACATTTTATGGAAAAACGATATAAATCAACGAGTTACAGCGACAAGCGACACGGCGACATTGGGCGACACGGAATAATTTGTCGCTTCTGGACAGGACGTGAGGCGACATGTCGTTTGGGGTTACCCCCTTTAGGGGGTACCCAACAATGTCGCTTCGCTGTCGCCGGTTTCTGTCGGGGTGAGTTTTAGGGTTAGACTGAGTTGTGAGTTTTGGCTGAAGGGAGATGAGCCGTGAGTGAGAGCGATGAGAATGACGGGGACTCTGGTGAGCGTCCCGTGATCCAGTTGTACCAGCTCGTGATGCAGGAGCAGGGTGACGCGGACAGGGTCAAGAAAGGGTGCTGCGAGCGGTGTCTCTTTTGGGTGGGGTTCAATGAGAATGAGGAAAACGAGCAGGAGGGAGAGTGTCACCGGTTGCCGCCACAGGTTCAGGCGACAGGGTCAACCAAGGATCCCTTCATCAGTTGCTCGTGGCCGATCACCGGTGCCTCGGACTGGTGCGGCGAGTTTGATGAAGCTGTGAGGATGAACTGATGGCGCGCTCGGAAATCAAAACACCGAATGACCTCATGGTCTGGGAGATGCGGCAGAGGCAGGTGGACGCGGCGCTCGTTCCGCTCGACCGGGTTGCGAGAGAGTTCGAGGGCAAGTGGGGGTACCGCCGTCTTCAGTCGCTCGCCTCGCCAGAGTTAGCCGTGAAGTTCGAGGGAGCGCGTCAGAAGCTCGATGATGCGATCAGGGCACAGGACACTGACGAGGTGGCTAAACGTGCCGCGATCATGATCAGGGGGTGGCAGGCACTGGAGAAGGCAGCAGCCGACGCAGGACACACACCTCTCGGTCATGGGCTGTGGCAGGCCAAGAGCGGCGGGAAGACGTTCACGGTGGCACTGCTCAGGGAAGACGTTGATGCGCCAGCCTTGAGTGCCTCCGAGCCAGAGACGGTTGTGTGCGTCGAGGAGCTGCTGGTCTGCTGGCAGAATCGCTACGAGGGCGTGGGGAAGGTGAAGGCAGCCTTTCCGGGCGCAACCGTATCGGATGAGCGGCCTCGGACACGGTTGCCGCGTGGTGGGGATGAGATACCGTTTTAACGAAGGAGTAAAAGCATGTGGGAAGTAGTTTGCCGTGACGCGGTGTCGGCTGAATTTGGCAAAGTCGAAGAAAAAGCAACACGGATTAGTTTTAGGAGCAGGACGCCGTTTTTGACTGGTGCCCGCAAAATTCTGGAAAACGGGGGAAGTGAGAGCGATGCTGTCACAATGATCGGGCCGAGCGGCACTGTCTCGTTCAGAGGGAAAGTAGGCCAGTTCTCCGGTCTCTCGATACTGGAAAACGAAAAGCGTGGACCGGTATTCGTGAAGTACAGGAAATTCGAACTCAAAGAGTCGATGGTGGACTGATACCGGATACCGGATGGGTGGCTCGACGGCGCGGAAATCAAAATTTCGAAAAGTTTCATTCCTACCGATTGGCTGAAAAGTAAAACCGGGGGTAAATCTGCGGCAGGTTTCTTGGTTTCGCGCGCCGCGTCGCCGCGCATTGCTGCGCCGCACAAGCGCGCGCCGTCGCGTTCATAGCGTCGCAGGCATACGGTCGCCGAATCAGGCAAGCGGAAGCAAGCGCGTGACGCGTGATAGCATTGGATAGGGTGCGACCTATCGCCGCATGGTGAGCGTGTTAGGGCATGGGGAGCCTCAAAAAGAAAAAGCGCAACCGTCTCCGGTCGCGCTTAGGGTTTATGGGGAGAGCATGGGGGGGGGAGTCAGAAGCCGTGAGCGTTTACCCCGTCGCGCTTAAGGCGAAGCGCCTCTTTTCTCGTAACGCGTCTATGTGAGCGCGCCCCGAATCCTAAACCGTTATCATAAAGAGCGTCGCATATATCGTTTACCGTAGAGCGCGCCTTAATCTGGAAGTAGCGGTCCGACCGGTCCAGCCATTGTTTAGCAGTGCGAGAAAAATCATCCCGCGAATCGTAAGCGCATATATGACGCGCGCCGCGACCGTGAATCTCAGTTGCAATGTAAATCATAAAAGTCTCCCGTGTTTCCGTTTCGATTTACCGACTGGCAATCGTGAAACGCGCGCCGCGTGACGCGCGTAACAAGAGTGTCAGAAAACGCGAATCGCGCGGCTTAATCTTTGAGTCGAACCGTAAGCCGTTTCATGGCTAACCTCGATCCAGTCGACCCTATAGATTGGCTCAACCCCGCGCTGAAATTCATCATGGATAAACTTGTGCCAATCGCGGATTGCGTGATCTATCCACGCGTCAAAGCTATAGCGCCCCATGCGACGGGCATTCAATCTCCGGATCGCGGCAATAGCGTAAGTTATATTATGAGTCATGGTTATCATCTCCCCAATGATAAATATTTTCGCCATCAACTAATACGGCATCAAGATAAGCCTCTACGTTCAGACAGGTGAGAGCGGTAACAAGAGCTTGCATCGCGTCAGCCAATGCCCCGCCACGCCATCCGTAACGATGAAATTCGTCTTCATGTGCGGGCGCATCACATTCGTGAATTGCCCCCGCCGCTTTAGCCTCAGCGTAGGTAGGATGAATCTCACGGTTCCAAAAATGTATTTCCATGTCGCAGTTTTCCTTTTCCGTGTTTCAGTGTCGATTGACTGGCAATCGGAAAAGCCGCGCCTTGCGACGCGGCAAATCGAATTGTTATTCTCTCTTTTTAGGCGATTTCTTTTCTAGCAATGGCTCCCAAAAGCCGCCATGTGTCTGTTGTCTGAGTCAAAACATCATGTAAGGCGGCAAGCATTGGAGTTGCGCGGTTTCTCTTTCGATCATAGCGCGCCTCTAAGGATTTCTTCCCATAAACGCGACAAAGCTCATCCTGCCAAAGATTCTCAGCAAGACATGCGGCTTCATAAGCTGCCTTTCGTGTCTGTGTTAGCTCGTCCATCTCAATTCACTCCGATTGCGATTGCGAAAATAGCGGCGAGGAATACGCCTAGCGCGGCAAGCTCAATGATATCTTCAAGGATTGCGCGGATCATGCTGCGGCTTCCTCTTCGGCGTATTCTTCAAGCATGTGTTTGGCAATCTCGTTCCAATTTACATTGGCAATAAAGGCTAGGGCATAGTCTAAAGATAGGCCTTTGCCTTCCATCTCTAAGTAATCGGTAACGTATTCCTTCAAATAAAGACCGACTTCATAAGGGTCTTTTTCTTCCGTCATAAGATCGCGCGGGTCTATTCCGTCGAAAATTTCAAGATTGACGCGCCAAGTCGCATAGTTAGTCCAACCGTTATAAGTTTTATCTGTCATTGCCGTGTTTCCTTGTTTCCGTGTTTCTGTTTTCCCGTTAGGGTGAGCCTATATAGGAATATCTTTAAGGAATAGTCAAGCGCATTTTGTCTTTTTAGGATCGGGTGCTATAGATTTTGGGAACGCGTTGAAATTGCGGGGGAAAATGGCGAAAGAAGCTAAAAAGAACGGCAGGCCAACCATGAAAAATCAGGCTTTGCTTGAAGAATTTTGCCGCAGAATCGCTGCTGGGCGTTCTGTTGCAAATGTTTGCTCCGAAGATGACATGCCTGCGGATAAGACAATCTGGCAATGGTTGTCGCAAGACAAGAGCTTTGCAGATGACTATGCGCGCGCAATTCAGGCGCGAGCCATGCACCATGCTGACGGGATTCTCGATCTCGAACAAAAGTTGCTGAGCGGGGAAATTCCGCCAGACGTTGCGCGGGTTGCGCTCGATACGAGGAAATGGGTTGCCTCACGCCTGCTGCCAAAAACTTATGGCGACCGGCAAAGCGTTGACGTTTCCGTGACTCACACTCATCAACTGCACTTGGACGCGCTGAAACGGCTTAACGACACGGCCAAAGCGTTACCGGCAAGCGATATAATAGACGGGGAAATTGTTAGCGTTTCCTAATAGGGCTTGATCTAGTGGGAAGTTATCCACAGGCAGAAAACAGTCCCACAGAAATGTTATTGACGTTTTGGGAAATCAGTCTTACAGATTCTTAGACTTAAACGGGAAAGGATTCTGTAACATGTAACAGGCGCGACGAGCGACGGGGTGAGCGACGCGGAAACCGTGAAACTGCAAGACCCCCCGTCTCGACCCCCCACCGGGGTGCGCCTGCTGCAGCCAACCCGCTCCCCCAAAACTGAAAAACTCACACGGAGATAAGGTATGCTTATAGGTTATGCTCGTACTTCCACCAATGACCAGCACGCAGGTCTCGACGCGCAACGGCGTGACTTATCCGCGTCAGGGTGCGAGCGCATCTTTGACGAGCAGGTGTCATCTGTAGCGCGTCGTGACAGGCTTGATGAGGCCATCCAGTACTTGCGCGATGGCGATGTTCTTGTCGTGACCAAGTTGGACCGGCTTGCTCGCAGTGTCGCGGATCTAGTGACGATTGTTGCTGAGATTGAAAAGCGCGGCGCGAGCCTGCGTATCCTCGCCATGAATCTTGATACACACACACCGACAGGCAAGCTGATGCTGAATGTGATTGGCTCTGTGGCGCAGTTTGAGCGTGAGATCATGCTTGAGCGTCAGCGTGAGGGTATCCAGAAGGCGAAGCGAGACGGGAAATACAGGGGCAGGAAGCCGACTGCGGCTGTGCGGAAAGACGAGATCGTGACGCTATTGGCTGGCGGGGTTAAGCCCTTGGAGATCGCGTCACAGTTGCAGATCTCGAAGAGCAGCGTTTACCGTTTGATAGGGGAGATGGGATGATTTCTGATGGCGATAAGATTGCTGTTTGGTTTTCCTGTGGCGCTGCCAGTGCTGTCGCTGCCAAATTAACGCTAGAGAAGTACGGAGATCGGTGTAGCGTATCTGTTCTGAATAGCCCGGTTGCCGAGGAAGATGAGGATAATCGGCGCTTTCTTTCTGATGTGGAGAAATGGTTGGGCGTTGAGATTGGCATCGTCAGGGCAAAGAAATATCCGTCATGTTCTGCTGTTGAGGTTTGGAATGACCGGAAATTTATGAGCGGTAATGCTGGTGCTCCGTGTACCTTGGAGCTGAAGAAGAAGGCGCGTCAGGAATGGGAGAGGCAGAATCAAGTTGACTGGCACGTTCTTGGTTTTACCTTTGACGAGATCAGGCGGCATGAGAGGTTTGTTTTAACTGAGAGGGATAATGTTATTCCTGTGCTTATAGATGAGCGCGTAACGAAGGACATGTGCTACGACTATTTGCGTAAGGTAGGGATTGAGTTGCCAAGGATTTATAGTCTTGGGTATCCGAATGCGAATTGCATTGGCTGTGTTAAAGCGACATCCGCAACGTATTGGAGCCATGTTAAGTCTGTGCATCCAGATGTGTTTAGAGATCGTGCCGAGCAATCGCGTCGCATTGGAGCGAAGCTAGTGCGGCACAAGGGTAAGCGGATGTTCTTGGATGAGCTGCCAGATGGGGCTTTAGGCAGACCGATGAAGAACATGGATTTTGAGTGCGGGTTGTTCTGCGAGGAAAAGATCTAGGGGAGATGTGATGATGGATATTGTTGAACGGTTAGGTGAATTACGTTTGGGTGATAAAGAATATGATGTTGTTGTTGACGCAATAGACGAGATTGAGTTGCTCCGTAAGGAGCGTGATGGGTTGCGGAAAGTCAATGTCATGCAAGCAGGATGGCTACATGAAGCGCAACAAGAGCATAAAAAGTTCAAAGATTATGTTCGCCAGTTATTGAGTGTTGAAAGCGCCGCGCTGAAGGATGGTGAGTGATGGATATTGTTGAACGGTTGCGTAAACCGGAAAATTTTTTGAATACGGATAGGACTGATGCTGCCGATGAGATTGAACGGTTGCGAGTAAAATTTTGGGAAATAATCAAACTTAACCCATTCCATAATGCTACTCCGCCAATAGACAAGCAGTATTACGCTCAAATAATTATAGAAATGATTAATGTAGCAAACGCCGCGCTGAAGGAGGGTGAGTGATGGTTGGCTTTGACTCGAAGCGTAAGATGGCGGCTTTACGGCATTGCGATGATGAGACGATGGCGCACATTGTAGATCTGCGTAAGAGGTTGGCTTCTGCTGAGACGCAGCGGGATAACTCTCTCGATGTTGTGATGGACCTACGCCGCGAGAACGCAAAGCTGATCCGCATTGTGCAAGAAGTGACGAGGGAACAGTAATGGGCAAGCACTTGATCATTTCGATGGCGTTGTTTGATTTTGCTATTGCTGCGTCTTTTGGCATTGAGGGCAAGTATGCGTGGATGGTTATCTTTCTCTGCGCGACTGTCAGCAACATTGCGTCGCTGTGGCTGTTTGCAGAGTAGAGTTAGTGAAATCGGTAATCGCCATCTTTCGCCATGATCCTGTCGCGTCGCAGGATTGCGTTGACGGTATGATCGAGGCGTTATCGGGTGACTTTGCGATTAAGCTGTTCGATGAAAATGACTTGGCACATGATCCGTTACGCGATGCAGATATTGTCGCGTTTCCCGGTGGAATTGGTAATGCGTATTACAGATTCTTTGACTGCTTCAAGCGGAGAGAGACGAATGAGATTGCTGATTTCATATCTCGCGGTGGCAAGTATTTGGGTATCTGTATGGGGGCCTACTGGGCTGGGAGAAATTATTTTGATCTTCTTTCTGGCCTTGAGCCTGTCCAGTATATCAAGAGCACTGCTGCCGACATTAAGCGATCATATCCCACAGTGGCTCAAGTGAGTTGGGGTACCCGAGATGAGAAAATCTTCTTCTATGATGGGCCTACTTTTGTCGGCGATGGTCGTTGCCAGCATCATGCTCGTTACGCGAATGGCTTACCTATGGCAATTATTCAGGGCCGCGTTGGTCTCATTGGTTGCCACCTTGAGTCGCAGCATAAGTGGTACGCGAAACCGTATATGCAGAAGTACTGGCATGGCGGCGCGCATCATGAATTACTTTTATCTTTTACGAAGAAGCTGATGAGGGCTAAGTGATGGAGTCAGTTCCATGCGAATATCTGACTAACTCTGACCTTGGTCCTTGGGTGCGCGAGGAGCAGTGCTACAGAGTTGATGGTAAGATTTACATTGGCGCTCGACCTGAAGCTCGTACTCCAACTCAGACTGAGCAAGCTAAATGTAAGGACAAGGATCGCAAAACACATACACGATATAGAATTGGAGATGGGGAATGGATTTGCATATTGCCGTAGGGAGACGCAGATGTGGAAGACTAATCTGAAACCGATTAACGAATGGGATAAGCTCGTCAACAGCCTGAATACCGTGAAGGCTGACGCGATGCTGTCATTCCGATACGGGTGCCCATTTGACCATAATCCTTTTGAGGTCGGCACTGACCAGCATAAGGCATGGTCTGAGGGATGGGTGATGGGCAAGGAGAAATGGGGAGAGCCACTCAGTGAAAAGCGAAGCTGAACAACTATTGGAGATGCTCGTTCCGTCTTACTTCAAGTTGATCGATCAACTGAGAAAGAGAGAAGAGATCGCGACGATGATGGAGTCAGCCGGTGAGAGCGATGCTTTCAACATGGCTATCGGTTATACTTACGCGGCTTTCGATCATCTGATGATGTACGCTGAAGAGATAGTGAGTAGGTCTGAGAAATGAGCAAGGCTTCTGCTGACGCTAAAGAGTTCGACGATTTCATTCGGCTGTATCGCAATGATCCGGTCAAGTTTGTCCGCGTCGTGCTGCAAGAGAACCCGTTAAAGTGGCAAGAGGAACTGTTGCGGAAGATCGCGGCAGGAAAGCGGCGCATCTCTGTGCGCGCGGGTCACGGTGTTGGTAAAAGTACTGTGTGCTCGTGGGCCATTGTCTGGGTCATGTGTACGCGGTTCCCACAGAAATGCGTAATGACCGCGCCTACAGCGGGGCAGTTGTTCGATGCGTTGTTCTCTGAACTGAAAGCGCAAGTGAACAAGCTGCCGCCTGTATTGCGCGACTCATTCGATGTGCTGAGTGACCGGATTAGCTTGAAGGCAGCGCCAGAGTCGAGCTTTGCCTCAGCGCGTACCTCGTCCTCAGAGCGACCAGAAGCCCTCGCCGGTATTCACTCAGAGAATGTGTTGCTGATTGTGGATGAGGCATCCGCTGTGCCAGAGCCCGTGTTCGAGGCAGCGGCAGGGTCTATGTCTGGTCACAGCGCTTGCACAATTCTCATTGGTAACCCGACGCGTAATAGCGGCTTGTTTTACCGGACGCACCATGAGCTGTCATCTGACTGGGACACGATGCACGTCTCGTGTCTCGATATTCCATTGGTGTCGAAGGACTTCGTTGAGCAAATCAAGGCAACCTATGGCGAGGGCAGCAATGCGTTTCGTATTCGCGTACTGGGAGAATTTGCTGTTGCTGATAATGATACTCTTATTGCGGCAGAGCTAGTTGATACGGCGATGGGGCGGGATGTGCCGGTCGATGTGTCAGACGGGATGATCTACGGGTTAGACGTTGCGCGGTTTGGCACCGACAGATCTGCTCTTTGCAAGCGGAAAGGCAATGTCGTGATGGAGGTCAAGTCATGGGGTGGGCTTGATCTGATGCAGTTGGTCGGTGCTGTGGTGAATGAGGCGCGCACAGATAATCCGGTTGAGATCTGCGTGGACACCATTGGTCTTGGTTCCGGTGTAGCCGATAGGTTACGGGAGATGGGGTACAATGTCAGGGATGTGAACGTCGCTGAATCTTCAGCCATGAACCCTAATGCTAATAAGCTCAGGGATGAACTGTGGCTTGCGGTGAAGGATTGGCTCGCTACTCGAACTGTGCGTATCCCGAATGACCAGACGTTGCGCCATGAGTTAGTCGCGCCCCGGTATAACTTTTCCTCGTCCGGTAAGATTGTGGTAGAGTCCAAGGACGCGATGAAGAAACGCGGGATGCGGTCGCCTGACTTGGCTGACGCGGTTTGCTTGACTTTCGCCGGTAATGCGGCGCTAGTCGGTGGACGTGGCACACCTTGGGTAAGGGGAAAACCGCTCAAGAGGAAGATTTCCGGTATCGTATGAGGGGTTTACTATGGCTAACATCGCAGACAATTTCTCAATTTCCCAGAACAAGCGCACTGAGCCTTTTAACTTACAGGTAGCGCGCGGACAGATCGCACAGCACCAGTCAGTAGTCGTGTTTGGGTATAACTCTGACGTTGACACATCTGTTGAGACAGTTTGGCCTTATGGCGGGATTCTCACGTTTCCGTCTGCCGCATTACAGATGAAGGTGTCATCTGACAGCGCAAACGATACGGCTGCCGGTACAGGTGCACGTACTGTGTATATCGAAGGGCTTGACGCAAACCATGCTGTTATTTCTGAGACAGTGACGCTCAATGGGCAGACAGCGGTGCTTACGACTCAGTCTTTTCTGCACGTTAATAATTTCTACGTTGCCACTGCTGGCTCAGGTAAAAGCGCAGCAGGTAGCATCTATATCGGGACTGGCACAGTGACAGCGGGTGTTCCAACAACTGTGTATGACGTGATCCTACTTGACTACAATGCTCGTATAACTGGCAGCTATACTGTTCCTGCTGGCTATACGGCGTATCTTGAACAAGGTTTGTTTTCTGCTGGTCAGGTGTCTGGTTCTAACGCTGTAACCGGTCGATTGGTGACGAGAGGACAAGACGATATCCGTCGCACTGCTGCTATCGTTACATTGAACAATGGAGCGGCTGACTATGCGTTTGAGTATCCTGTTTCTATCCCTGAAAAGACTACGATTGAAGCACAAGCTGTTGGCGCTGCCGCGAACAATGCCTGCTCCAGCATGTTTATCCTTGTCCTTGTGAAGAACTGAGGCGCGTAATGGCTAAAACACCTGCGTGGCAGCGTAAGGAAGGCAAGAACCCAGCCGGGGGGTTAAACGCCAAGGGGCGCGCGTCAGCTAAGGCTGAAGGCATGAACTTGAAGGCACCGGTAAAGTCAGGCGATAATCCCCGTCGTGCTTCGTTTCTGGCGCGTATGGGGAACATGCCGGGACCAGAGAAAGATGATAAAGGTAAGCCGACGCGGTTGCTCCTGTCCTTGAAGGCATGGGGTGCTTCGTCAAAGGAAGACGCGCGGAAGAAGGCTAAGGCTATCTCTGCAAGAAACAAGGGTAAGTAAATGGTTGAAGCATGTCCGGTCGCTACGAACGATATTACGGTGAACTTACAGAATCGCGGTAAGGCTATCGACAAGGCCCACTACGGCCCGATGGACCCGAATCAGCCGAATGACCGTTACTGGGCTATGAAGGCCAAGATGTGGGACGTATCACCGGATGAGGCGAAGTCTCAGCGTTGCGGTAACTGCGCCGCTTTTAGCCAGACCTCTCACATGATGGGCTGCATCGAGAAGGGATTAGAGGGCAAGGATGCACGTGCACAAGATGCGATGGATGTTGTCGATGCTGGTGATCTCGGTTTCTGTGAAATCTTTGACTTTAAGTGCGCGGCAGCTCGGACATGCGATGCGTGGATTGTTGGCGGCCCTATTACCGACGAGACAGAGCAGGATTCAGAGTCCGAGGACGAGTACAGTTCTATGGATGAGGAAGAAGATATGTCTGAGGGTGAGGTAGACTAAGTGAATTTGGCAATCTGTATACCGGCTAGGGACGAGGTCCACTCCGGTTTTGCGAAGGATCTCGCTGTGCTTTCCGCGAAGTGGTATGCCAGCGTTCCTGCTGGTATTCGCTTCGACATTCACATGGTCAGCGGTACTCTGATTGCTGATCAGCGGATGAAGTTGGTCCGCATGGCCTTGGAAGGCGGTGCTGACTACATC